CTTTTATTGAAATAATGTTTCTCATTTCTTCTGATACCTGAATGTTCTTCTTTTTTATGGCCTCCATATCGTTTTCAATTCTTTTTTTATCTATATCGATGTTGTTTCTTTTCAACGACACATCGTCAATTATAAGTTTAACATCTGCCTCTACAGCAAGATTTCTTTCAACAAACAGCTTGAGAACTGAATCAAGTTCATCACTTGTTTGTTTAACCTGCTCGTGTAGTGCAGTAACCTCTCCTAGAAACAACTGTATATCAGTATGATTTGATGTTGCTTCTATGAGCATTTCTTTTGAGTCTTGAAGTACAGACTGTACAGCAATCATTGCCTCATTTTCACGATCGATAATAAACTTAACCTTTTCCTCTTTTATTTTTCTTATATCAGACAAAGCTTCGCTAAGCTTGAGATTTGACTCAGCGATTGCTTTGACACTATCCATTTTTTCTTTTTCTAATATATGTTCCATATTTTTGTAACCAGCAGATGGGCTTGCACCATCAAAATTGTCTATACATGCTGGTTTTTGATTACGCTAGCAACTTTTCAAGGTCGCTTCTGCTTGCACGTGCATCAAATTTGATGCCTTTCTTTTCAAGTGCAGCCATAACGTCTTGCTTGTCTTTATATGTAATTACTTCAGAATTATCCTTTTCTACGTTTGCAGTAGATATTGTTTGCGGTTGAACAATAGAAGAATGTACGAGTTTATTAAGCTCTTCAACTTTCTTCATGAGCCTGTCCACCTCAGTTTCAGCGATTGGCCTCTGTTCAGTGTAAAGGTCTGTTATATACGAGTCCTTGAGAGCTTCGATTGCTTCTGGTGTCCAAATAGGCACGCCTGTAGGTATACCAGCTGCATCAGTAGGAGCGGATTTCATCATCTTAACTTTCGCTAAGTTTACTGCAATCCTGTGTCCTATATGATACGGCAATTTAATACTTTCTCCCGACTTAACTCCATTTGCTCCTGAAATACCAAAGATGGGGCGGCTGTCGAACATGCAGCCCATTTCAGGGGTGAAATCAAAGTCAGTCTTGTTTGTGAAGTCGATGACTTTGAAATCGTTTGGGTTAGATATTGGTGCGTTTGTCATTTTTTTTCTAATCCTAGCTTATAAATAGAGGCTTTGTCATTCCTCTTTACGGTAGTGTCCCGTGTCCGACCCCTGTAAAGGGATCGAGACGGAAAGCTATCGAACAACGAATCGTACGAGTGCGCCTTGATTTCCAGCATCGTTTGCTACGATAGCTGTACCAAGAAGCTGTGCCGTAAGAGGAGCCTCACCAGCAACAGAAGCAAGAACCTGTCCAGTAGTAGCAGCACCTGAGGTGAAACCTGCACCAAGAACAAGAACGTTTGCCGCCATAACTCGTCCTGCACCGTTAGTCAAAATCCAACCAAAATCGCCTGAAACAGCTGAAACTTGGGTAGCACCCTGAGTTCGCTGAAGTTTAGACGTAATAGCTGCAATAGTGACGTTTGATAGACTCAAGAAAACGAGGTCAGAGTCTGCAACAGCAAGAGCTGTAGTAAGAGCAGTTTCAGGATAAAGAGTAAGAGTGGTTGCACTGTTAGTTCTAATCTTGAAAGTTTGTCCTACACCAGTTCCTTGATTTACAACACCAAGACTGTCCTCAAATGCTCCTACAGTCATTGTTGAAGCTGCACGAGTAAGGAATACAATTCGTCCCTGACTATCAGTTGATGATGACCATAGATCATCATCAGTCTGAGCGACTGGAATTACAATGTTTCCTGTTGCAAGAGTTGCGTTTGACCTTACATACTGCCACTCTCGTCCGTCTGCGGTCGCTGCTCGTTCACCTAGTTTAAAGGTGCCCTGTGCAGTAGTTGTTTGATATACCGACTGAAATGAAATTGTGTTCATGTTTTGTTTTTCAGCTTTTGGCTCTTAACCTTAGGCAGTTTTGGGCATCGCCCATTAGTTTTTTAATACGATAATACTATGCAGTAACACCAGCCATTGTACCCTGAAGTCGTGGCTTTGTAGCTACGAAGTTTCCAGCGTAAATGAGATATCCTACCTTAGTAAGCTGATCTACAGGACTCATCATCTTACGGAACTGGAAGCCACGAGTAGACTTAATGTTTCCTGGAACTCCAGATGGAACAGCGTCTGATGTCTTCTTGAAGTTTGCCTTCATGATGTTTTCATCCTGATAATCAAATCCTACGAATGAGAATCCAGTAGTGTTTACAAGGAAGAATCGTCCTGATGGTACCTGTTCGTCCTTAGCAATAGGGGTTCCTCGGAAAGTAAGATATACAAATCCTTGAGTTCCACCAAGTCCTGCTGAAGCAGGTACTCCGCCAAAAGCGTTCATGCGAGGGTAACCTGAAGTTGAGAAGTTTGCTCGAACTGAAGGAGTAAGGAGTGATTCATATACAGACCAAAGTGCCTTAGTTGTAAGACATAGGTCAGGAGAATCTACACCGACAGTAGTCGCATCGTGGGCGGTAGCAAGCTTGGCGAGGGTAAGAGCACCCGTTGAAGCCAAGTAGTAACCATTCCATGAAGGATACGTGGTGCGTGAAAGTCCACCGTATGTTGCAAAAAGGGTAGAGTCAGAAGCTGCGTTTGCAAGAGAATCCCAGTCATTACCTGTTCCGTTTCCAGTATAAAGGTTTTGAGCGAGGAGAGTAATAAGAGACTGTGCCTGTGAGTCAAATTCAGTATCAAGGAGGTCAACAATCTGCTCATCGCCCATGTTAGCTGTCGTTTCAGCGATTGCTACTACGACTGGCTTGTTTGAAGCTTTGAGGTTGAATTCCGCCTGAACACGTACATTCTGTCGATCGGTATCAAGTTTATCTGCAATGCCCATGTTACCACCATTGGTAGTATCAGTGTGCTTAATAGCAAATTTATAAGAGGTACCAGTTCGCCACTCTTCTGGCTTCTGAAGGAAAGTCATCAATCCTGGGGTACCTGTGGTAACCTGGTCAAATACTTTCTTGAGAATAAACTCACGAGTGGTCGTGGTTACTGCTGTGTTAAAAATCATTTAATTTATGGTTGTAAGCTTCGGAGATAGTCCCTAGCATTCTCGAACATACTTGGGTCTTGGCGTTGTCCGCCTGAACCGCCTGGAACAATCGAAACTGGGTCAGAACGCTTTTGAATGTTTTTAACCGTTGTGGTTTCTACATTCTTTGCGAGCTTTGCCATGTCTGTCATATTCTGGTGTGCAAGTTTTAAATCCGTAAAATGGTACTTCGTAGCATGGAGGAATAAAGCATTTTCGTTGACGTTTTTATCAATAGTCTTTACAGCGTTTAACTGTTCAGTTACTGCGTTTTCGATTGCCATTGCACCTTCTTTTGCTTTGTTGTCCCTTGCTTCTAAAGCTCGGAGTGTTCTCTCCTCGATTTGTTTTGCAAGCTCAGCGTAGTCCCTGGGGGCATACCCTGGATCTGCCATTGGGTCTATATCCTCAGTTTTTATAATGTCAGGCGTGTTTGGTGCCTTGTTGAGTCGAGCAAGCTCTTGTGACTTTCTCGTGTAGTCTGGTAGGAAGTTTTCCTTAAACTCACGTGATAAAGTCAAACCGTCCACCTTTCTACCGTCTGGTAGCTCGAATAACTCTGGTGCTGCAGGTGTTGCAGTTTCCGCAGGTTCAGCTGGGACTGTTTCTGGTTTTGTTGGATTTGGTAAATCTGGCGAATCTGTTGCTACTGGCTCATTGCCTTCGGTTTGTACATTTTCACTTTCCTCACTATTCAACACCTCCATACTTTCTACGATTTGTGCTTGTGGCATATGTTTTATGATTGCCGTACCTTAAACTTGGTCATAGTGACTGTTTAAAATCCGCTTGATCAAACTAATGCTGATAATTTCAGGCTCGTGACCTGAGTTTTGAGGGATGAGACTTTTTTTAAAAAGGTGGGATTCTCTTTCCTCAAAACCCAGATAGCGAGTACACATTACTGTGTAGGTGCTACGGGCATAGGCGTTGGAGGCCCTTCTAGCCCTCCTGACCCTTCTGAAAGAGATGTAATCTGTGGCAAAGTTGGACTACCTGCCTCAAACGGTAAAGGCATCTCATTTGGCATGATACCTACGGCTTCCATAGGATTCTGTTTGTAGAGTACAGCGTTCTTTGCCATTTCCTTAGCATTGTCATATTGTGCAATGTCTAGGTAGTCTACAGGAGATATAAAGCCGTTAAGCACGTCATTTTGAGCTTGTTCGTACTTAAACTCATCGTCCTTAGGAAGTGATTTACCTGCAATTATTATCACTTCTGAACCTGTCTCAAAATCATCTTGCATTATCTCAATAACCTCACGTGCTCCTTCTTTGCCCATCCACTTAGCGTAATGTGTCTCGGTATATCTTGTCTTTGCAAGTTGCATACTCCAATCAAATACCTCCTTAGCGGCGTAATCAACAACTTGTACAAGCTCATTAAGTCTCAAGTATGACTGCTGAATAAGTGCAAGTCGTCCAGCTTTTGTCTCTTGACCTTCTCGATCACCACGAAAAGCTGATGTTGCGGCCATAATGTTATCAATCTCCGACCTTGAATCAATCATATCGTCAAATACCATTTGTGGTAGTGCTTGACCTGTCTCACGTGTAACACCGTCCTTAACACCCTTACCCCAGATGATTCCTTTTGTTTCAAAGCGTATTCTCTGAGCATCAGACTTACCCATAACAGACGCATCAACTTTAAGTACACCGTTAGCAAGTTCGCTGTTTTCGTCTATGTCCATCTTTCTCTTATCAATTCCACGCTGAAGCTCAGCTGAAAGAGTAATCATGTCTGTTCGCCCTATAGGAGTATTCTCGTTGTTGAATATAGTAGCAAAGATAAAAGGCTTGCGTGGCTGGTCAAAGTAATTAAAGTAGTAAGCCTTGTAGTTTACAGTTTCACCACCATACGATGAATCAGACGGGTCTTTAGGTAGATTGTCTACACCTTCGACACCCTCGACACCACCTGTTGGGGTAATGTTTTGTGCTTGTTCCGCAGATGCAATCGCACTTTTTGTTCGCTGTTCCTGTTCTTGTTTTATGTTCTGCAAGAGATCACGCCTTTCTTTTCCAGTAACACTTTCATTATTATTTAAGCCGTCACCTTCAAGTTTAAGCATTTCTTCATCAGTAACGAGAATACCGTCCCAGTCCCAGTAAGGGTTTGGAATTGTACCTAGATGCAAGCTGTCTAAAGTAAAAATAACACAGTCATCAAGCCACGCTTCTTTATATGTAACATCAGGATTCTTTACAAGAAGATCCGCTTCACCATCTTTATCAAGTGAAAAGCCGTACTTCTTCATCAACATTTCTTTTTTTGCAGGAAAACGGTCAATCAATGCACATAGGCACTCGTCAATCTCTTCAATTACGAAAGAAGAGTCCTGTTCCTTACGGGCTGTTTTACATATACGAACCTTTCTTGGATCAATCGCACGAAAGTCAAAATCACCAGTTAATCCTAGTGATGGATTCCAAAATGCCTTAACTGAAAAGAGTCTTGCAAAATATAAGTTTCGCAAAGCCATACGAAATACCTCTTTTACGTTTCTATCTGTATACTTTTTCCTTAAAAAAGATTCGAGCTTACGTGCAAACTCTTGTGCAGGTATACCGTCACGTGATGGCAAAATGTTAATACCTGGAATGTTTGCAATCAAAGAGTTGATTACAGCTTCCATGTTAGGAAATATACGGTTAGCCTGTACCTTAAACTTCTTACGTCGTTCAGGTAATGAATTAAGATACTCGTTCTTATTTTCGTATATAGCAGTGTTTTGCTTGTAAGTATCGCATACAACATCCCATATAGAAGACGACGATTCCCACCTTGCTTTTACTAAAGCAACTTTTTGTTCATCTGTTAATGATTCGATTTTTGTTTTTGCCATTTGTATACTAAAAAAACGAGCATCCGCTGTGGGATGCTCGCCTTTTGTTGAGGGTTGAGCTTGAAGACCTATATATTATAACATACCTATTTTTAAATGGAAGTGTTTATAGATTTTGATTCGTGCCTTACGTTATAAAGCCAGTCTCTTCTTTCTATTGTTTGCACCATTCCCTTGTGATCGAAGTTGAGAGTAATCGCAGCGTTTTTTTGTTTAAACACATCTTTTTCTAATAGTAAAGTAATGATGTCTTGATGCTCTTTAAACAGCAAAAACAACTTTGCTTCACTATCTGGTACGTATACTGCTATTTTATGTTCTGTATCTGTCATACTATTGATTTTCAGACCACATCTTACTAACGTCGTATACATTATCTATTCCAAGTACAGACGGTTTTTCTTCTTCTTCGTCGGTACTATAAAATACACCTGAACCTGATGCCATACGTGCTAAATACCCGTAAAGCGTTGCAAAACAGTAATGGTCTACTTTAGTAGTAGAATCCCATACATAGCGTTCTATACCTGCATTGTTGGTAACTTTAACACGTCTAAGCGTTTCAAAATGTTTAATATAATCAAGCAAGTCTTTATTTGATTCAAGACCAAGTAAAAACTTAGCTGTAACCATATCTGTAAGCATTTTATCAAGTATTCTATCTCTATGCGAGTAGACTATCCCCTTCTTTTCATTTTCTCCCCACCATACAAGCGTTTGAGGGTTTGACGTGTTCTCCTGAAAGAAAGACATTTGCATAAATAGATACTTGTCCACATAGTA